TGATGATGCCGTAGTAATTATTGAACGGAAGGATCTTCATAAGCTCCTAAACTTGAAACAACATTTTGCTAAATTTGGTTTTCGTATGTCAAATGACGAGCCTGTGTATGAGTTGGAGCATATAGAGTTCTGCCAAATGAAACCTGTTTTCGTTGACGGAGCATATGTGATGGTTAGGAATATTCACTCGACTCTAGAAAAGGATCTGATGACTGTGATAGATATTAGTGACCCCTTGGTTGCTCAGAAATATTTCACTGCAATTGCTGATGGAGGATTAGCATGCTATGGAAATGTCCCAGTTTTGGGGAGTTTCTACAGGATGCTAAAGAGGGTTGGAAACAATCGTAGATCCAGAATTTGGAAACATCCGCAATTTGAAGGGGGCTGGTACTATCACGCAAAAGGAGTGTCTGTTGAAGAAAGAATTGATGAGGCATCTAGGTACGGTTTTATGTTAGCATTTGATATATCTCCGGATTTTCAAATCGAACTAGAGCAGTACTTTGATGCAGTATCTGTGGACTGGAATGTCTCTACCAACTTTGTTGGAAATGATGTTTTGGGTATCATCAAATCTTTGGGCTTAGTGAGTCCACTCACTAGCTCTGTAAATAAACGACTACTATTTGCACAATGACTAAAAATATACCCACTAAAGTAAACATGAAGACCAATGCCACGCAAACCAAGAAACCGCGAAAGAGACAGAATAAGTTGTCAGCCAACCAGAGAATCTCGAAGAAGGTCTCTGACACTCCGTATGCGCTTGCGCGTCTTGATCCGTTCCATCCGGGAGCGTGTGGTGCTCGTGTACCTGATGAGTATTCAGGTCATACGGCTACTCTCACGCTTAAAACGTCTCTCACCATTAATGGTGCTGCTGCGATGGACTGTATCATTTTTCCAAACCTTAAAGCTCCTATGATTTCAACCACTCAGAGTCTTGTTGGTGCTGCCACCTTAACGTGGGCAGATAACACCACGACTGCCAATGTGTTTGGTTGGCATTCTGGAGTTTTAGCTGGTAAGATTGCTAACTATCGTATAGTTGGCTATGGGGTTCGGATAACATCCGTTTCTTCCATGACTAGCGCGTCAGGAAGAATTGTAATTGCCACTCTACCGTTGGAATCACATCTAGTAACAAAACAGTTTACTGTAGGAGGTGTTTCGCCTGCTACTAATGCTTCTTTGACTGCTGGTCAGACTCTGACGGGTTGGGGTATACCAACAACTGGAACTTCGGTGAGTGCTGCTTATTTAGCAGAGATTCCCGATTCCGTCATTATTTCAATGCTTGATCTAGCTGAGAACGATTATGATATAGTTCCCAATTTGTGCTCTACGGATGCATATAATTTTAGGAATTCTGATGATCGTTACACAGGATTTGATATGGCTTATCAGACTGCTACAGGCCATTCTAGTGATGCGTCTTATTTGAAATTTGGAGGATTCGAAACAGTAGTGATAGCTGTTGATGGAGCGACTACAACGTCCCCAGTGGAGATTGAGGTAATCTACCACGTGGAGGGTTGTCCTTCCACGACTGGAGGTATCAGTGGTGGTGTCAGTAGTATTATTGCACCAGCCGTGGCTAGATCACCGGTTGACCCACCTCTATTGGATAGAGTTAACATTATAGCTGCTGTTGCACCTATAGTGAGGAAAGCGGTTATTGGTAGTGCGTCTACCATTCATCCACTGCTCGGCAAATTTGCTGATGCAGTGTTGTAATAACTACGAGTAAGTTGGGGTTAGCTACCCCAACCAGGGCCCTAAGTGTGGAAATGTTCCTTTGCTGTGATAAAGACCCCTGCTAATAGGTGAAAGATCCTCCCCAGGATAATATAAAAACCCCCCACATTAAGCACGAAGCCGGGTGGGTCTACCCCCACGACTGGATTGCTGTGTAACCATTGATTGGTCCCTTTGGCCAAGCAGCTCAGCGCTTAACGGTAGAGGATGTGAGGTATAAATAATACGGGGAGATTGTATAGATATGATTGACTGTATCAATCAGCCCGGAGGGATTAGGTCCCTGGCATTCCATAGGGAATGCGCTTGCGCATGGTCTCGGGTCAAACCGGGGGGCGGCCAGAGCGTACGAAGGG